GTTCTTGCTCAGGAAAAGGCATGGGCTAGATATCTATTCAAGGACGGCAGCCTAGTTGGTTTGAACGAGCAACTTCTCTGTAACTACGTCGATTGGATTGGGGCCAAGCGTATGACCGCAATCGGGCTGCCCGCTAATAAAACTGTCACCACAAACCCGCTGCCGTGGACAGCAAAGTGGATTGCCGGCGCAGATGTGCAAGTGGCGCCGCAAGAAGTGAATGTCACTTCATACATTCTGGGTGGCACCAAACGGGATGTTACCTCTAATACATTCGAAAATTTCAAACTTTAGGAGATCTATATGGAATGGCTAACATGCGGGGCGTGTGATATTGAATTTAAAGTCGTCTCAACATCAGACGAACCAGTTCAATGGTGTGCTTTCTGCGGCACATACATCGAGAACGATGAAGAAGAGGCAGACGACGAATAATCAATGAAAACACGTTTTGATAAATACAACTTCAAACGAGGTTGTGTTTATGTGGCTTTTAGAAGAAAAAGAATTTGAAGACCCCGGGGACAACTTCGGATACGTGTATTTGATCACAAACAACATTACAGGTAAAAAGTATATAGGTCGAAAATACTTCACTAAAGCACACACTCGCCAAGTCAAGGGCAAGAAAAAACGAAGTAGAATCGAAAATGACTGGAAAGACTACTGGGGCTCTTGCCTACCTCTTCTTGAAGATGTCGCTACCTTAGGACCTGAGAACTTCAAACGTGAAGTGATTAAGTTATGCAAAACTAGAGGCGAAACCAACTACTGGGAAGTGAAACTGCAATTTGAACACAATGTTTTAGAAGCTAAGTTACCAAATAACGAACCTGCTTTCTACAACGCCAATATAGCGATGAAGTTTACTAGAAAAAACATAGGAAAAATATTGGAGGATACATGCGGTGACTAAGCTTCTAGAACATAAACACCTTATCGTCAGGGCCGAAGTAAGATTGCCCCCAAGATGTCCCGTCTACATTAAACAATGGTTGTCTAGTATTATAGACGGAATTGGGATGAAACTCGCCCAGGGACTAGAAGCAAATCCCATATCATACTATTGTAAACTTGAAGGCAACGAAGGCCTTACTGGCGCTGCAATTTTGGAGACAAGTCACACTGTAATTCATGTCTGGTCTGAGGTATCGCCTGCGATCATCCAGTATGATTTATACTCCTGTTCATGTATTGATATCGATCTTGTGTTATCGTTCTTCGAAGAATTCCAGCCGACCAAAATAGAATACAAGTTCATTGACCGTGACCAGGCATTGACACTACTACATTAAAAATCACATAATGGTTGACATTGTGGCGTGATGTGTTAAATTTAAATATTGCTACGAACATATGAAAGGAATATAACATGGGTAAGAAAGTATTACGTAAGAAGCGGCGCAGCAACGGCATTCATTCAAGTGTGGCGAAAGCGACTATCCGCTTGGTTCGCGAGGGTCGTTCTTTCGCAGACAAGTTTGATGCTAAATTCAAAGCATGGTGCAATGGCGCTAATCCTTGGATTACCGTCGATAGCGGCCAGGAAAAGTCGAACACTCGGTTCACTCGGGTGCGAATGAATGACCTGTATGGTGGCCCGCGGCGCGCTAAGCAAGTGGCACCAAACTGATGATCACGATTTATACAAAAGAAAACTGTGGCGCTTGTTCAAAAGCAAAGGCCCTACTTCAGGCTAGAGGTCTAGAGTATAAAGAAATTCAAATCGGCAAAGACGTGATGCGTGAACACGTTATGGAACTGTTTCCTAATGCAAAACAGGTGCCGATTATTATTGACCGAGGCAATTTCATTGGCGGTTATGATCAGTTGAAGGAAAAAATCCTAGTAGAGGATAGACAATTCCTGACTGAGGTGAACAATTTCTAACCAAACAATTGTATTATGGAGCTATTATGACATATACGACATACGATGATATCAAGCGGGACTCTCTTTTTAGTCTCCTGAAAACAAATAAACACTTACGAGTGGTGTTCAAAAAGGTTGACGGCACAGAACGTATTATGAATTGCACACTGCATCCTGACGTTCTTCCTCCGCAAGAGCCTAAAGAAACAGTGACTGAAAGAAAAGAACCCACTACAGCGGTTGCCGTTTGGGATATTGACGCAAAAGATTGGCGGTCATTTAGGATTGACTCTATCATTGCTGTGTCAATCGGAGATGAGGACCCAGATGCAGATTCTTGAGGGTCGGGTTCTGCGGTCTGATACCAATATCGCTGCAAGGGGAGGCACAGAACTCATGTGCGAGCGTCTAGTGCAGTCGCTAGATCCTGAACTGCTTTCGAACTTTCAAATCGTAGTGTCTCGTTTAAAAGACACTCTCGATGACACGAAACTGAGAATTTACTATTGCCATGATCTTCCGAGCGACCCTGAATCTGCTCACCTTGCAAATGAGGGCTGGAAGAAGTTTCATCGTTTGGTTTTCGTTTCTAACTGGCAAATGCAGGCCTATATCAACGCATACAACATCCCGTGGTCGAAGTGTGTGGTTTTGCAAAACGCAATTACACCTATCGAGGACCATGTCAAGCCAACAGATAAAATATCTCTTGCCTATTGGTCGACTCCGCATCGAGGCCTGAATATTCTTGTTCCAGTTTTCGAGAAATTGTGTGAAAAATACGATAACATCGAACTCAACGTATATTCCTCGTTCAACCTTTATGGCTGGCCTGAGGCTGATAAGGACTTTGAGTCTCTGTTTGATAAGTGCCGTCAGCATCCCAAAATCGTATATCATGGGTCGCTTCCCAACGAGCAACTGCGAGAAGAGCTAAAGAAGAATCACATTCTCGCGTATCCTTCACAATGGGTCGAGACGTCTTGCTTGGTCCTACAAGAAGCAATGTCTGCTGGCATGCTATGCGTTCACTCGAATCTCGGTGCATTGCATGAGACAGCGGCGAACTGGACAGCGATGTATCAGTTTGATGAAAATCCAACACACCATGCTTCATATTTCTATATGTGTCTTGATGGGGCGATTTCGAACCTAAATGATCCTACGGTTCAAAGCAGAATCGCAAGTCAGCAGGGCTATGCCAACGTTTTCTACAACTGGGATATTCGCAAAAATCAATGGCGCGTTTTCCTAGAATCTCTGTTATCAGAACCAAGAGCCGCTGAAGTTAAAATGTTCAACTACAAAATACCCGGTTGACATTAATTCAAAACTATGCGACTATGAAAATATAAGCAATGTCGCTTGTGATACGGATTCAAAATGCAACAGAAGCGTAAAAGTGTTTCTTCCTCGGGTCAACTTCTTCCGAAGTGGTCCACCATTCAACCTGATATGGTGCCGGTTCTAGACCGCGAGCAGGTTAGGAGCTATTCCCGTTTGTTCTGGGAAGCGCAATCCTACACACACTACGAGGTCTCGGAGAAGCATCTATCTGACGCTTTTTCGAAATACGTTGAAAAGGTTCTGGGTAAGAATGCAGCACCTTTGAATCTGCTTCCCGAGTATAGCCGAGTTAACGTCGCTTCTGAGTATGCATATATGCATCTCAAGGGTGTCGGGTTGCAACCTGACCACAAAGCGGCCATTGTCAAAAAATACGAAGAGTTGTCTCGCGCGGCAAAGGCGATTGCCGATAAAAAAGCCGCCGAGGCAGTTCAAACCGCTCAAGTGATTAACATTCAATTGCGAATGCGTGATCAGTTGAGTGGCGTTCTTTCGGAAATCGATGCTGCGCTTGGCGATGTTGTGGATAAAAAAACAACCGTCAAACTGTTCGATCCTTACAAAATCATGATCGGTAGCGGTCTGGTTAAACCTGCTCACGCTAGAATTATTCGAAACCTCTACCAGCGTGAGTATGAAGAGGCTCAGGAGGTCTTTGCTTGGAAAGACGAGCAGATCAAAGAAGCATACAGCAAGATGACTGCAAACTGCAGACGGGAATATGTCGCTGCATATGAAAAACTGATGGCCGCTTGTGATAGCATCATTAGCGTTGCCAAAGCGGTTCGTAAGCCCCGCACGAAGAAGGCTCCTAGCGTCGAGAAACTCGTTGCAGGCCTCAAGTATCAAAAG